AGGAGATTTCATCTACTTCACCTTTTTAACTTTCTTTGCAGTCTTTGCAGCTTGTTTAAAATCAGCAGCAGTAGGCGCACCCTTGGCCCCTACCTTACGCATCTTCTCGCCAGAACCAGCCTTGATACGGGCTTGTTTGGCATTGATGTTGGCATAAAGTCCAGGCTTCATTTCTTGGCCTTCTTCTTAGGTTTTGCCATGCCAGCTTCAGACAATGCAATGGCAATTGCTTGCTTGCGGGAAGTCACTTCTGGCCCCTTTTTAGACCCAGAATGCAAAGTTCCCTCTTTGTACTCACGCATGACTTTTCCAACCTTTTTAGCCGATTTGGTCATTTTCATAGCGTTTCCTTAGTACATAATCTTAGCTGTGATGGTTCCAGTGACAAAAACAGTGCAATTTGCTCTCAAATACTTGGGAGCATTGGCGACAGTAATGATGCCATTTGCAGTCAATGCAGTGCCAATAGTTGACCAGTTTGTGCCATCCAAGCTACCTTGCAAGGCTACAGTTGCACTGGTGATACCAGAAACTTGCAGGAATGCAGGTTGACCAGCATCTGCCTGAACTGCTGTAGATGCACCAGTTGCAACAACTGCGTTTAAAAGGGTGATGGGGGCGGTTAAAGATGACATTATTTTGCCTTTTTAGCTTTATTCATCATGTTGGTGGCAGTGCGCTGACCCTTTTTAGGGAGCATCTTTGGTTTCCCAATTGCTACCATGACAGTGACAGGAACACTTTTCTTCTTTGAAGAAGACTTTGACTCTTTCATTGGCTTGCCGTACATCATGCTTTTTCCTTGGTTATTGGCCCACCAGACTTCCAGGCATCACAGGTGCGGGCCGCTGCACAGGTGAATTGAAACAGATCACAGTATCCCAGGTTAGCCGCCTTGACAAAGTTCTCGTCATAGGACAATTCACCCTCGTTTTCATCCTTTTCCAACCCAGATGTGATGCACTCCATCATCTTGGGCGTCTGAATGAAAGCGGCACAGTTCCCACACACCATACCCTTGATGGTAGATGTGGGAGCGTTATACATCTTGGCCTTTTTCAGCCAGAAAGCATCATTTGCTTCATCAGGGTTAGGTGGGCCATAGCCAAACTCTTTGAATGCGTTATTCCTGTTTTTCAGGTTAACAGTCACATCCTGAGTGGCAATAGGGCAAGACTTGCCTGATAGCAAGCCCTTCATTTGAGCAACCTCTCACCAACATAGGTAAGTATGCCGCCAACAGTGGAGGCGATGGTCATTCCCATCCAGAATCCACCCTTACTCTTGTTTGCCAACTCAAGCAAAGCCTTCACATCTTGGCTCAAAGAGTGAACTTCAGTCTGGAGAGCCTCAACTTGGGCCTCCAGTTTTCCAAAATCTCTAGCGTCTATATCAGACATTTGCAACTTTCCTTGGGCGACCCATGCGCCGTACAACTGGCGGTGTGAAAGCAGTATCTGTTCTCACGGCATTGGCATCATACGCATCAGGTTCCTTTTCTTGCTCGTCAATACGAACATAACCTTGATGACCCTTCATTGAGTCAATGTCATGTTGCAAGGTAAAACTAACTGTGTTACCAGACTGAAGACAGCGAAAAGTTGCCATTGATTAACTCCAAAACAAGAAAGGGGGGCGAACCCCCCAATCTTTAGACCATACGAGCAATTACCAATTTGACAGTGCTTGACGCAAAGTCAACAGCACCACCAGTTGTATTGGTAGTAGCAATGGTCACAGTGTCGGCAGCAGAGACATAAGCGCGGCGAACAAGACCCGCCTCACTTACGCCAGCAGACATACCAATCACCATGTCGCCAAGGACAACGCCAGGGACAGTCACAGTATCAGTTGCAGCAGCTTGATCTGAAACAGATGCAGAGTTCAAAGTGCAAGTAACTGTCCATGTGTCACTGAACAAGCCCCGAAAAGAGTCATTGTTTCTATCTGAAACAACAGCGGTAGCAGCAGCCATTTTGATTTCTCCTAATTAGGTTAAAAAAGTCCCCCCACCACTAGGGCAGGGGGCGCAACTGCAATTAGGAAGGCACAACCAAGGCGAACATGGATGCGGCATTCGGGTCAGTGCCAGTGGTAGAAGTGCGGAGAGCCTTCACACCATACAGCGTGTCCGAAGTGAACAGCGTACCCAAGTACTCTTGTTTGTACTGAGTTTGTGAACGGATGCCCACTTGCTCAACCAAAACCATAGAGTCTTTGTGACCCATCAAGCAAACACGGGCGATTGCAGTACCAGATGCGGGGAAAGTCGCAGTGGCAGATGCAGAGTCAGCGTTGCTGGAAGTGAACACGGGGATGCCGTACAGGTTGCCGATCTCACCATTGCGGATGGCGTTGCCATCACCCACAAAGGCTTGCTCAGTGTAACGAGCCAAACCCATCAGCGTGTTACGGCTAGACGGGGGGATGATGAAGAAGCGACCATCCATAGGAGTGTCGTTGTCATCCAAACGCTGAATGGTGCGGCGAATTGCAGCATCAGTCAGAGCAGAGGCGTTACCAGTGTTGGTGTTAGCCGTGTAGTCGAAGGCAGTCGTGCCATCGCCACCGATGTAGCCACCAGCATAACGAGCGTTGTCAGCAGTACCGCCGTTGGCAGAACGACCCAACTGGATCAAGTCGGTATCGACTTGTTTAGCCAGGGCATAACCAGCATCATTGGTATAGAACTGACGCAAGCTATTCAGGGCTTGAGCCTCAACGATGTCTTCAATCAAGCGGCTATATTCATAGTGCTTGTTGATCGACACTTGAACTTCAGTCTCAGTGGCTGCAATCAGCGTCACTGCGGTTGAAGCGGCCTTGGCAGAAGCAGAACCACGATAAGGTGCAGGAATGTGAACGGTGTCACCTTTCTTGCCCTTGAAGTTCATCTTCATAACCAAATTTGCCAGCACCAAGTTTTTCTTGTATGCGGCAACAATTTCATCACTCCAAATTTCAGGAATGAACGTAGCGGCGGTAGTCGTGGTTACCGCAGGGGTAGGAAATGCCATGATGTTTCTCCTTAGAAACGAAAGTTAAGTTACTTGACCCGACCTTCAGAATACGCAGCAAGAATTTCATCATTCAGTGCCTCGTATCGAGCCGGATCGGTCATCTTCAGCCGAATAAGGTCAGCCCGTCTGTATACCCTCTTTGAACTCTCACCAGTTCCACCAACATCCACTTGTGCGGCCTTCATGTTCTGCTTCCTGGCGGTTTCACCCGCTTGCTCAGTCTGCTTTGACTTGACACCACGCAACTGCTTGTAAGTAGACAGCAACTCATTGGCACTATCGTAATCAAACTCACCATCAGCTTTTGCATACAGACCAAGGCGAATAGGCGAGGATTTCACCCAATTCACAAAGTCCTGATCTTGAGCAATCTGAGTGTAGTCAGGATGCTCTTGCACTAGCTTCTGCTGAATCTGCATCCTCTTGAACTCAACACCTGCTTGACGGGCGGCGAGAACATCAGGATGATTATCAATAGTCTTTTGAACTGCCTTCTGTGGATTCTCAAAGAAATCTACTTCTGGCTCTTCCTCTTTAATAGTCTGTTGCTTTGAACTGAGGTTCTGCTTAATGAGTTCATCAGCAAGTTTCCTTACCTCTCCCACTTCTTGCGCTTGCTTGCCAATTAGCTTTTCAGCCTCTTGGTGCATCCGAACAATATCTTCCAGACTTTTATCCCTGTATTTATCAGGGAGTCCAGGGGTTGCTGGCGCAATGGTGTTAGATAGCTTGGATTCTTCAGCTTCTAACTCACTCTTCATCTCAGGTTCTTGGTCAATCAACATATTTTCCCTTTTCCTGCCGTTTCGGTTGTAGGAGAATCAACTCGACATTTCTGTTTAAGAGTTGGCTTTGCGTTCAGATTTTAGCTTGTCAAGGTGGCTTTTCTCGAACTTCCCATGCGCTGATGGGAAAGAACCAGACCACCCCTCCAACCTAAAAGCTGGCGCACTAAGAATGCGGTTGGCTGTTTCACCGCATTCACACCTAAAACTCTGAGTCTCATAAACACAGAGTCTTTCGGTTTTATGCCCGTTTGCACAGGCAAATTCAAACATTCTTTTCATTAAGTTCCTCGTATGCTCTCTCGCTGACCTGTCGCAAGGTTTTCAGCCAAGTTAGTATAGAAAGTTCACCTTTTTTGAATTGTAGGCTTTGTTCATCAGAAATCACAGATATATTATTCAAGGATGCAATCATGGAGTCAATATCCTCCACCAAGTCTTTCCACCCATCACTTCCCATCATTGAGAAGCGATTTTCATAATATTTCTGGAGTTCTGGGATCATGCGCCCATGCTTTCAGCTTGAGCCGCTTGATAAGCCGCAATGACTTCAGCAGTCCAAGCCACATTGCAGATTGCAGCAACATTGGCAGGGATGCCCGTCAAGTCTTGGCCTGGGGTAAGGCTTGTGCGGTGATAGGTCTTGCTCAGTTCGTTGCCATCTTCCATGATGCGTGTAGCTTCACGGTAAAGAACGATGCCGTTCTCAGTGACTGTGATTTGGTCAACAGTTGTGGTTTTGGTAATTGACATGATTTTCCTTTATGTTTGATAAAAATAATTAAGATGCTTTTAAGCCACCTCGTAAACACCAGCAAATTCAAGATATGTTCCATTTTTAAATGTGCTGAAACTATCTGTAATTGTCGCTTGTGCGGCTGTAGTACCAACAAGTAACATAGTTGTGTTGGCTTGACTAATTCTAATACCTAAAAAAGTAGCCGCTGTATTTATTGTGTCGAAATACGCAACAGAAAGAGGCGTTGTAACTCTACAAGTAAATGGCAATCCAGAGATTGTATTTGTTGAGCCAGTTCCAATTAAAGTAGTAATAATTGTTCCTTTTACATAAACAATTTTTCCTACCTTTACATAATATCCAGTTTGCGCTCCATAAGTAGCAGTTCCACCAACAGATGGAGTCCAAGTCCCCTCCTCATAATCATCTAGCGTGTTTGCGTCAGCGGAGGCGTTTTGAGTTGCGGGGAATTTAATTTGTCCCGATGATGCAGCAGAAATATCAGTAAGTCCCGTTACGGCGAGTCCAGCAGACGACAAAGTTGCAAATTTTGTTACTTGGTCTCCGCCAAAAAGTCTTAGTGACCCGGTGGCATAAATGTCAGTGTCAGATGATGTTCCAGTGCCCGATATAGCTACAGAGGAACCAAGGTAAGTTTTAGGTGTGCCGCTAAGTTGTATTTGCAAAAATGTGCCGTTGGCATTCGTTGTATTAACAATTGCCGTAGCACTTGCCAAAGTGCTTGTGGCGTTCAGCGTAGTAAACGCACCCGTACTTGGAGTGGTTGCACCCACAGTACCATTCATTGCCGCACCCGTCAGCGTCTTATTGGTCAGCGTATCAGTCGTTGCTTTACCAACCAAAGTGTCAGTAGCCGCAGGAAGCGTCAAAGTGGTAGTACCAGCTACCGCAGTTGCCGTGACTGTAGTAGTGCCTGATGTGGTTCCAGCAAGAACAAGTGTTCCAGAACCTAGTGTTGAGGTTGCCATAATTTTCCTTTAAGGTGTTCCATTGGAGACAATGTTTGCAGAAGAGGTAATCAATCCAGTTGAAGACATTGATGCAATTGTTGTTGCCCCATACTTGAATATCAACTTTCCACCACTTTCTTCAATCGTGAAGTTTGTAGTCAAGAGTTTAGGTGTAGATGCCGCAGTTCCAGTGGTGTTCTGGTTGAATGTTGGGAATGAGGTCAAAGATGCCGCTGATCCATTGGGAGCCAACACATCAGTGCCAATCACCAAGCCAAGATTAGTTCTAGCCCCAGATGTAGTAGTTGCACCTGTACCACCATTCAAAACCGCAACAGTACCCGTCACATTAGATGCTGTGCCTGTGGTGTTCTGGTTG